ATGCATCCAAATCACCTTCTTCTGACGGTGTATCTCCCCAAACCACAATTGGTATTCTTTGAGTCTTGCCTTCAACATCTTCCATGATGTACTGCCACGATTCAAAATCAGTACCGTGAGCCTTCTCTACATGGTATCTATCCGAGCCTAGGAATTTCTTGACTGCTGTGAGTGATTTACCATTTTTCAGGTGTACAAATCCCTGAATATGTGGAGTCCCTTTTTCTCCATATTCTAGCGCCATAAATCCACGCTTGAAGAACCGAGGGGACATCTCGACCAAGTGGTCAATCTCCTCAGTTGTAGGGTTGTTCAAAGTCAGGCACCATCGTCTTACTCGTTTCGACATGGTTTAGCCCACGCCAGTTTAGTATATCAATAGCACCTCTATCTCCGAAGGAAATAGACGGGTCGTAGGGAATGCCCTGATTGAAGGGCACTGACCAAGAATAGGCGGTTTCAGCATGAAACACGCCGGAAGTCTAGGCTAAGAGAACAGTATTACCTCTTAGACCCCCCTGTGCAATTGTGCAATTGAGGAAGTTTCCCGCCAACGGCTAGGGTAAGCAATAAACAATTAGCAGGTCGATTTTGGGGTATGCAAAGGGGGTTTTGTCGAAATCAAAACCTCCCTTGCCACATTCATTAAGGAGGGACTGCTAGTCTGTACATGCCGAAGTCATTAGGACAAATTCACACCGCCAATTATGTAGTCACAAACCTCACCGAATCAGGTGATGCTTACCTTTGTGACCTGTCAAAAGAACTGACCCAACAATTAGGTCACATGATAAGAAACTCCAACTCAATGAAGTTGGTAGGTCTTGACATGACAGTGTCCGAATTTGGTGGGACTGGTTCTGCATCTCTCTCAGGCTTCATCCGCTATTATGCACCTTCCAAAGGCCGAGTTCAGGCTTACAAGAACGCTTTCAAGGCTGTCAAAGGTGCTATGAAACTTAACGGAGTTAATGTTGCTCAAAACAAGTTGTACGATTTTCGTATCCCTCTTTTAGACCGTAAGAATTACATCAATGGCGATGATTTCGTAAATCAGGCAGCCATAGGTGGCGATGACGGTCAAGGCGAAATATCGCTAGGAAGTGAAGGTCTACAACCTGATAATTTCTCAGCATTTGAGGTCTACAATTTAGACCGCCAACCTGTATCAACTGTTACTACTACTCCAACATTTTCTGCTGGTTACAATATCATTTCACCGAGTGGAGAAGTATCTGACTTCGTATCGAATGAGGGATTCTATTGGGATGGCATGAAAAATGTCGCTGAATCTGATTTGGAATTTATTCCATTTCAGTTGGCATGGACTCCAACAAGTGACGACACCGCCTTCACTTTCCAATGGAGGCCTGACCCAGCACTTTACATCTCACTTATGGCGGGGCAATTCGATGTAATCGTTGATGAATTGGATTATTCAGGTAATGCCCTGACTTTGGATATTGCCGCTCATGTCGCAGGCTGGAAGCCTATGCTAGGAGGCAAATCTCGTGGTAAAAGAAAATCCAAGAGAAGAAGCAGAAAGCGAAGTTGACGCCAGCAATTTGGAACAAATTGATGATCAACTTCTGAATCCATCTAGGAGAAATCTTCGATTATATTTGCTACTCTTCTTTGCCACGCTTTGTATGTTTCAGGCGACGCCGAACGAGTGCCTGAATATTGCTCTGAGAATCTCCAGTTTGACAGGATTGTAACTTTAGTAAAATGAGCCATTCTGTCTGCGTATCGAGCAGGTAGCAGCAAAGGATGTCCATCAATCCAATTCAACATATCTCTGCATGTATATTGACTTCTGAATTCTTCAAAGACAATGTGCTTTTCTCCATCGTATTTATCGAATGGATTCTTGGCATTTGTCGCTCGGTAAACATCTGTATCAACTGAACCATCTTCATTGTACAGTACACCACGAGTCTTTCCTGACCCTGTAGTGCCTGCGATGTAGTTGACCTCAACATCTCGCCAAACTCTACATTCAGCCCATTCGTATTCTGTACGGTATCGCTCAATCGCTGCTTGACAACGGATAGCGATGCCGGGGTACTTTCTGATTATTTGTCGGTTGTTGAAACCGCCTTCAATCATCTGTAGGATATCTTCCCATGCATCCAAATCACCTTCTTCTGACGGTGTATCTCCCCAAACCACAATTGGTATTCTTTGAGTCTTGCCTTCAACATCTTCCATGATGTACTGCCACGATTCAAAATCAGTACCGTGAGCCTTCTCTACATGGTATCTATCCG